ACTTATCCATTTTCAACAGATGGAACAAACTCTTTATATTCAGGATTTGTTCCAACTGGAACTTTAACAGGAGTTAACAACACTATATTAGGTATTGATGCAGGTTCTTCAATTACGTCCAATGATAACAATACTCTTATAGGTTATGGTGCGGGTAGATTAGTTACAGCAAATCAAAACACCATAGTTGGATCTGAAGCTGCGTTTAATGCAACTGGCTCAGGTTTTCGCGATAATGTTATAATTGGAGAAAGAGCTGCATATAGTAGCGCCTCAAACGGTGATAATGCAGTTGTTATTGGCAAAGAAGCTTGTTATACTATAGCTAACGATGATATGGTTGCTATAGGCTCTAGAGCAGGTTACTCAGGAAATACTAATTTTACAGTTAGTATAGGTGCGCAAGCTGGTTACAATGGTTTAGGTTCATTTTCAAGTGCTATTGGTTATCAAGCTGGCTATACTGGCGATGCGGGATATGGAAACTTTCTTGGTCATCAGGCAGGGCGCAGCTCCACCGGGTTTAAAAACACGCTTATTGGCCATCAAGCTGGCTATTATGGTACAAACCCTTTAACTACTGGAAGTAACAATACTATTCTAGGTGCTGAAGCAGCGGTTGCGGCTGGCTCTGCTGCAAATACGATTATAATTGGATATAGAGCCACGTCATACGCTAGTAACAGTATAACGCTTGGAAATAGTAGTATTACGAATTTTTATTGCGCTACACAAACAATAAGCTCTTTATCTGATTCAAGAGATAAAACAAATATACAAAAATCTTCTTATGGTTTAGATATAATTGAAAAACTAAACCCTGTTACGTTTGAATGGGATCAAAGAGATGGTGGCAAGAAAGGGTTAAAAGATTTAGGTTTTATTGCTCAAGAGCTACAAGAGTCAGATGATGAATATTTAAAATTAGTAGATAGTAACGATCCTGAAAGATTACAGGCAAGTTACGGTAGATTAATACCTGTAATGGTTAAAGCTATACAAGAATTACAAGAGGAAGTAAAAAATTTAAAAAATAAATAATGGAAAGTTTTTGGAAAGTATCAAATATGAAACATATTGTTGACAACGGTTTTGTTAACGTTATAAGTTTACTTTATACTGTTGAAAGTGAAATATGTAAAGATTTTGGCACTTATAGTCTTAACATACCTTACAACGGTATTGAGCCCGGCTTTATTCCTTATGAAGATTTAACTGAACAAGAGGTTATGGACTGGTGTTTTCAAAGTATGCAACCTGGCGAAAAAGAAACTATAGAAGCTGAAACATTAGAAGGATATGAAAAGCTAAAAGAAATAACTGAAAATACATTAAACACAATAGGTGGAATTCCTTGGCAAAGTTAAAAGTAGATTAAAAAATTATAGTGTAACTATATTATTATAAATTAATTAATTAAATTAAATCAAATGGCAAAAATTACTGAAGATCAATTAGAAAAAGTAAAAGACTTAAACTCTAAACTAAACGAAACTGTTACTAGAATAGGTTTGTTAGAATCAAACAAGCATGCGCTTTTACACGAAATAGCTGGTGTTAATAAAGATTTAGAAGAGTTTAAATCAGAGTTAGAGAAAGAATACGGAAGTATTAATATTGATATGACTACAGGCGAGTACACTGAGATCGAAAAAGAAGATGAAGGTGAATCAGCTGTAGTAAAAGCAGAAGACTAAAATGGATTCTGTTATAAGAAAGATCAGTATTGGTTCTGATTATAAAAATGATGCAATGCATTATTCCGTAGGTCAACAAGTTTATGGTGGCCACGAGATAGCATATATCGTATTTGAAAATACAGATCGTTCTTATAATATTCACATAAAGAAAAACAACGAGGTATTGCCATGGAAAAAATTTAATTCTAACATGGCAGTATCTGTTGAGTATGATTTAGAATATTAATGAAAAGCGTATATGATTTTATCATAAAGCCTGTAGGTAAAGTTTATGATAATTCTATAGACGTAAATGGTAAAGAGCTTTTATTAAACACAAGCATAGATAAACATAAGTTTGTAAATAATAAAGCTATTGTAGTTTCTACACCACTTGCGTTTGAAACACCTATAGAAGAAGGAGATGAAATTATAGTTCATCATAATATCTTTAGAAGATATTACAACATGAAAGGTAAAGAAGTTAATAGTAGTAAGTTTTTTAAAAACGATCTTTACTTTTGTCAAATAGATCAAATATATTTATATAAAAAAATATACAAGTGGCACGCGTTTGCTGATAGATGCTTTGCTATACCACTTAAAAATAATAATGATCTAGAGCTCGATAAAGAGCAAAAGCTTATTGGTGTATTAAAATACGGTAATAAGTCCTTAGAAGCTAAAGGAATAAACGAGGGAGATACTATAGGGTTTACACCTAACAGTGAGTTTGAGTTTATCGTGAATAATCAGCGGCTTTATTGTATGAAATCAAATGATATTGTAATTAAGTATGAGCACCAAGAAAACCAAGTTGAATATAATCCAAGCTGGGCAAAAAGCAGTTGAGGAATTAATTAAGGTAGCTAAAGAACCTATTGTAGATTCAGATGATGACATCTCGGCTGATCGTTTAAAGAACGCGGCTGCAACAAAAAAGTTAGCTATATTCGATGCGTTCGAAATACTTAACCGTATTGAAGAAGAAAAAAATATGCTTGAAGATAAATCAGGTAATAGCAAACAAAAATCTTTTCAAGGTTTTGCAGAAGGTAGATCTAAGTAATGTATAAGCAAAATTTACTTACTGTACTTACAGATCACATAAAACCTCATGTGCTTAAAAGAAATAACAAAAGCAAAAAATGGGAGTACGGTTATAACAAAGAACACGATATAATTGTTATAAGTAAAACCGGTCAAATAGGTGATGTATATGAAATACAAAATCTTAAAATAGCTTTACCACCTTTTAAAGGTAAACTAAATAAGGATAAAGACAAGTGGTCTAGAGAAGAATATCCTAAAGAATTAAATAAAATAAAAAGTGTATTTGAGTGGAATAAATACCCAGAGCACTTTAAAGAAAGATGGTATGAATATATTGATGAAGAGTTCAAGCGTCGTGACGAAGGCTATTGGTTCAATAACAAAGGTGTTGCTACTTATCTTACTGGCACTCACTACATGTACTTGCAGTGGAGTAAGATTGATGTTGGGGCAGCAGACTTTAGGGAGTCAAACAGATTATTCTTTATATTCTGGGAGGCTTGCAAAGCAGACCAAAGATGTTACGGTATGTGCTACCTCAAAAATAGACGTTCTGGTTTTTCATTCATGGCATCGGGTGAAACAGTCAACCTCGCGACGATATCAAGCGATGCAAGATTTGGCATATTATCAAAGTCAGGGGCTGATGCTAAAAAAATGTTCACCGACAAAGTCGTACCAATCTCTATCAACTACCCGTTCTTCTTTCGACCCATACAAGACGGTATGGACCGACCAAAAACGGAACTTGCTTATAGAGTCCCCGCGTCGAAGCTTACCAGACGTAAGCTTGATCAAGGTGAAACCCCAGAAGAAGTTGTAGGGCTTGATACAACTATTGACTGGAAAAATACAGGTGATAACAGTTATGACGGTGAAAAACTAAAACTGTTAGTACACGATGAATCAGGTAAATGGGAAAGACCTGATAACATATTAAACAACTGGAGAGTTACAAAAACTACCCTTAGATTAGGTAGTAGAGTTGTAGGTAAATGTATGATGGGTTCAACATCAAACGCTTTAGATAAAGGCGGTGAGAATTTTAAAAAATTATACTATGCATCAGATGTTACACAGAGAAACCGCAATGGACAGACTAGCTCAGGATTATATTCTTTGTTTATACCTATGGAGTGGAACTACGAAGGATTCATTGATACTTATGGACACCCTGTCTTTGATACGCCAGCAAAACCAGTTGAAGGATCCGACGGGCTTAAAATTGAAGTAGGCGTTATAAACCACTGGGAAAATGAAGTTGAAGGTTTAAAAGGTGATCAAGATAGTTTAAATGAGTATTACCGCCAGTTTCCACGCACAGAGCAACATGCTTTTAGAGATGAAACAAAAGAATCTTTATTTAATCTAACTAAAATATATGAGCAGATAGATTATAATGAAGATATAAAAACTGGAGGACTTATAACTAAAGGTTCTTTTCAATGGGCTAAAGGTCATAAAGATACACTTGTAGAATTTGTACCACATAAAGATGGTAGATTTTTAATTTCATGGGTACCACCTGTTAATTTACAAAACCGTTTGATAATTAAAAATGGAATTAAATATCCTGGTAATGAACATTGCGGTGCTTTTGGTTGTGACTCTTATGATATATCAGGAACAGTAGATAATAGAGGTTCTAAAGGTGCATTGCATGGTCTTACTAAATTTAGTATGGAAGATGTGCCACCTAATAAATTTTTTTTAGAATACGTAGCACGTCCACAAACAGCTGAAATATTTTTTGAAGAAGTACTTATGGCTTGTGTTTTTTATGGAATGCCTATACTTTGTGAAAACAATAAACCAAGATTACTATACCATTTTAAACGTAGAGGTTATAGAGGATTTAGTATGAATCGCCCAGATAAAACATACAATAAATTATCTATAACTGAAAAAGAAATTGGAGGTATACCAAATTCCTCTGAAGATATTAAGCAAGCGCATGCTGCTGCTATTGAATCTTATATAGAAGATTTTATCGGATTAAAAGAAACTACATATGGTGATATGTATTTTCAGCGCACATTAGAAGACTGGGCAAAATTTAATATAAACAATAGAACTAAGTTCGATGCAACTATTAGTTCTGGCCTGGCACTTATGGCTTGTAATAAAAATAGATACACACCAGTTTTCAAAGTTAAAAAAAATGTTGTACCTTTAGGTTTCAAGAAATATGATAATAAAGGTGGTATTTCAAAAATAATAAAATAGATGATTTATACTAACGTTAATAGTTCTTTCCCAAGTCAGGTAGTACCAGATGCAGAGAAAAGTACTTTAGAATATGGCTTAGCTGTAGGAAGAGCTGTAGAAAACGAGTGGTTCAGAGGCGATAGAGGTCTTGGAGATGGCGGAAGGTTTGGAAATAACTGGAGGTATTTTAATAATCTTAAGCTTTATGCGCGTGGCGAACAAAGTGTACAAAAATATAAAGATGAATTATCTATAAACGGTGATTTATCTTATCTTAATTTAGACTGGAAACCAGTAGCTGTTTTATCTAAATTTGTAGATATTGTAGTTAATGGTATGACAGATAAAGGTTATGAAATAAAATCTTTTGCTTCAGATCCTTATGCTATAAAACAAAGAACTGATTTTGCTTTTAATGCTTTGCGTGATATTGAAAATAAAGAAATGATAGAGCAGTTAAATGCTGCTACTGGTCAAAACTTTTACGCTTCACCAGATGCTCAAGAATTACCATCAAACAAAGAAGAGTTAGATTTATATCTTCAATTAAACTATAAACAAAGCATTGAAATAGCTGAAGAAGAAGTTATAAGTAATGTAATGAATTATAACAAGTACGATGAAATTAAAAAGCGTTTGGCTTATGATTTAACAGTGCTAGGTATATCAGCTGTAAAAACTAATTTTAATTTAGCTAATGGTGTTACAATAGATTATGTAGATCCTGCTAATTTAGTTTATTCATATACTGAAGATCCTAATTTTGAAGACATATATTATGTTGGTGAAGTAAAAAGTGTTAGCCTTGAAGAAATTAAAAAACAATTTCCTTATTTAACACAAGACGAGTTAGAAGAAATACAAAAATATCCTGGAGATATAAGTTATACAAGAAATTATTATAATCAAAACGACGATAATAATACAATACAAGTTTTATATTTTGAATATAAGACTTATCAAAATCAAGTATTTAAAATAAAACAAACAGATCAAGGTCTTGAAAAAGCTCTTGAAAAAGATGATACATTTGATCCTCCTGAAACTGATAATTTTAGCAAAGTACATAGAGCTATAGAAGTTTTATATAGCGGGGCTAAAATACTTGGGCATAAAAAAATGCTTAAATGGGAGCTAGCTAAAAATATGACTAGGCCTTTTAGCGATCAAACTAAAGTGGAAATGAATTACAGTATTTCTGCGCCTAGAATGTATAAAGGACGTATAGAATCTGTTGTAAGTAAATGTATTGGTTTTGCTGATATGATACAGCTTACGCATTTAAAATTACAGCAAGTACTATCACGTATGGTACCCGACGGTGTTTATGTCGACGTAGACGGATTAGCTGAAGTTGATCTTGGTAATGGTACAAACTATAATCCTCAAGAAGCTTTAAACATGTACTTCCAAACTGGTAGTATAGTTGGTAGAAGCTTAACACAGGATGGTGATCCTAACAGAGGTAAAGTACCAATACAAGAATTACAAACATCAGCTGGTATGGCGAAGATACAAGCTTTAATACAAACGTATCAATATTATCTTCAAATGATACGCGATGTAACAGGTCTTAACGAAGCTAGAGATGGTAGTCAACCTAATAAAGATTCATTAGTAGGTTTACAAAAACTAGCTGCAGCGGCTTCTAACACGGCTACGAAACACATATTGCAATCACTTATGTATTTAACAATAAGAACGGCTGAAAATATCAGTCTTCGCGTTGCTGATATGCTAGAGTTTCCATTGTTAAGACAAGCTTTAATGAGCTCTATAAATCAATTCAATGTATCTACATTATCTGAAATAGATAAATTAAATATGCATGAATTTGGTATATTCTTAGAATTAGAACCAGATGAAGAAGAAAAAGCAGGTTTAGAGCGCAACATACAGATAGCTTTGCAAGCTGGGCAGATTGGTTTAGAAGACGCTATAGATATAAGGGAAATTAAAAATTTAAAACTAGCTAATCAGTTTTTAAAACATAGACAAAAAGTAAAAGCAGAAGAAACTCAACAAGCTCAACTAGCTAATATACAAGCTCAGGCAAATGCTAATGCTGAGTCTGCTGAGCGAGCAGCGATGGCTGAAACTCAAAAGCAACAAGTTATTAATGAACAGAAGGTTAAATTAGAACAAGCTAAATCTCAGTTTGAAATACAACGTATGCAAACAGAGGCACAAATTAAACGTGGTTTAATGAGTGAAGAATTTAACTTTAACATGCAGTTAGCAAAAGCTAGGGCTAGTGTAGAAAAAAGTAAAGAACAAGATATAGAAGATCGTAAAGACGAGCGTGCTAGAATTATAGGCACGCAACAATCAGAGATGATTTCACAACGTCAAAACGATGAACTACCTAAAAACTTTGAGTCATCTGGATTTGACTCACTAGGAGGATTTGGACTAGAACAGTTTGAGCCTCGTTGAAAATAAAATCCTTTAATTTTATATTATTATATTATGTCAGAAGAAATAAAACAAGAAGGAGAGTTTAAAATAAAAACTCCTTCTAAGCCTAAAAATTTAGGTGATAATACAGGTGAACCTATTAAAGTAAATATGAAAGAACCTTTAATAGATATTGAGCCAGATGTTAAAAAAGTAGTAATAAAAAAAGAAGATACTGATGCCGTTCAAACACAAGAGACAAATGATAGCGATGCTATTGTCGAAGAGTCCAAAGACAGTGGCAACAGCGAAGAAGTGGTTGAAGAAGTACGGACTTCCGACGAAGAAGTAGAATCTCCTTTAACTGTTATTGAAGACACTGCTGAAGAAGAAAAAGAACCTGAAGCAAATACAGAAGTAGAGCAAGCTGTGCAAGAGCAAAAAGTTCTACCTGAAAATATTGAAAAGCTAGTTTCTTTTATGGAAGAGACTGGTGGAACTGTAGAAGACTATGTTAGACTTAATGCAGATTATACCAATGTTGACAACCAAACTTTAATACGTGAGTATTACAAACAAACTAAACCACATTTAGATTCTGAAGACATAAGTCTTCTGTTAGAAGATTTTAATTATGATGAAGATATCGACGAACCAAAAGACATACGCAAAAGAAAAATTGCGTTTAAAGAGGAGGTTGCCAAGGCTAAGAGCTTTCTTGAACAGCTTAAGGGGAAATACTACGACGAGATCAAGTTGAGACCGGGCGTAACCCAAGAGCAAAAGAAAGCGACAGAGTTTTTCAACCGATACAACGAAGAGCAGCAAGCTATAAAACAAAAGCATGTTGATTTTATTGACCGCACTAAAAAATTATTAAATAATGATTTCGAAGGTTTCGATTTTAAAGTTAGTGATAAGAAATTTAGATACGGTATTAAAAATCCAACACAGGTAGCTGAAAATCAATCTGATATTACAAACTTCATTAAGACGTTCTTAAATGACAAAGGTGAAATAACAGACACTAAAGGTTACCACAAAGCTTTATACGCTGCGCGGAATGCTGATACTATAGCACAACATTTTTATGAGCAAGGCAAGGCTGATGCTGTTAAAGATGTTATGGCTAAATCTAAAAATATAAGTAATGAACCAAGACAAACTGTTTCTGGTGATGTTTATATAGGTGGATTAAAAGTAAAAGCAATAAGCGGTGCTGATTCTTCAAAATTAAAAATCAAAACAAAAAAATTTAACTAACTAAATAATAAATTATGGCTTTAACCCCACAATTAGGTAGTTTAATACCGTCTTCAACTCAACAGTTGTTGCCAAGTAACTACCTACAATTTAACACGGCTGCTGCTGGTGCAAATGATTTTGCTCAACAGTATCTGCCTGAGATCTACGAACAAGAAGTAGAGCGTTACGGAAACCGTACACTTTCTGGATTCTTACGTATGGTTGGTGCAGAAATGCCTATGACTTCTGATCAAGTAATTTGGTCTGAACAAAATAGACTACACATTAGTTATACTGGATTTGGTATTGGAGCAGATGCTGCAAATGCTAACCTTATAACATTGCCAAACACTGTAAGAAACGTTGTTTCTATTAATGATACAGTAGTGCTATTAAACCCTACAACTGGTGCTGAGCAAAAATGTATTGTAACAGCTTCTACTACTGTAGCTACTGGTGGTGCTCCTGCTAATGGTGGTACATTTACTGTAGCTCCTTTTGTTGGAACTGGTCTTGTTGCTGCTGGATTTGTAGCTGGTGCAATCGCTGTTGGCGCTCAAGCTGATCTTAAAGTGTTTGTATACGGTTCTGCTTATGTAAAAGGTAGTAACTTAGGTGGTGCTGCTGCTGGTACAGGTGTACAAGCTGCTAACACAAGAGTATCTGTAACTCCTCAGTTAACTCAGTTTTCTAACTCTCCAATTATCATAAGAGATCAATACACTATTAGTGGATCCGATATGGCACAAATTGGTTGGGTAGAGGTTGCTACTGAAGATGGTACTTCTGGATATCTATGGTATTTAAAGGCTGAATCTGAAACACGCTTGCGTTTTGAAGATTACCTAGAAATGGCATTAGTAGAAGGTGAGTACAATCAAGGTGGTGCAGCTGGCGCTGTAGCTAGCTTGCCTGGTACTGAAGGTTTATTTGCTGCTATTCAATCTCGTGGTAATGTAGAAGTAGGATTTACTGCTGCTAACGGACTAGACGAGTTTGATAATATTCTTAAAAACCTAGACACTCAAGGTGCTATTGAAGAAAACATGTTGTTTTTACAGCGTCAAACTTCATTAGACTTTGATGATATGCTATCTGCTATCTCTGCTGGAGGTTCAGGCGGTACTGCTTTTGGTCTTTTCGAAAACTCTGAAGAAATGGCATTGAACTTAGGATTCTCTGGATTCCGTAGAGGTTCTTACGATTTCTATAAGACTGACTGGAAATATCTAAATGATGCGTCTACGCGTGGTGGTGTATCTGGAATTAGCTCAATAGAAGGTGTATTAGTTCCTGCTGGAACAAGTACAGTTTACGATCAAATTCTAGGAACAAACATCCGTCGTCCGTTCTTACACGTACGATATAGAGCTTCTGAAAGCGATGATCGCCGTATGAAGTCTTGGTTGACTGGTTCAGCTGGTGGTGCTTTTACCTCAACTCTTGATGCAATGGAAGTAAACTTCCTATCTGAAAGATGTTTGGTAACTCAAGGTGCTAACAACTTTGTACTATTCAAAGGAATCTAATGATTCAATTTTAATAATAACCTCCGTCTTCGGGCGGGGGATATTATTTTTTAACTATTTAATTTTATTATATCATGGCTAAAGAAGCTAAACAAGCAGAAGAAACAATTGAGGTTGCACCTCAAAAAACAGTTAATGTTAAACCTGAATGGGAAATTAAAGATCGTGTTTATTTTTTAACAGGAAATAAATCTCCTTTAACACTTAAAATTCCAGGAAGACATACAAGAAAGCATGCATTACTATATTTTGATGAAGAAAGCGGTAAGCAAAGAGAAATTAGATATGCAACAAATCAAGATTCACCGCTTGTTGATGAACAAAAAGGTGAAGTAACTTTAGGTCACATAATGTTTAGAGACGGTACACTTACTGTTCCTAACATCAACAAAACCTACAAAAACTACTTTCAATATATCACCCTTTGAAAGGTAAATTATATCAAGAATACAGCGCTGTTGAAGAAGCTACTGATGAACTTGACCAATTAGAACTACAAATTGATGCGTTAAACGCGGCTACATCTATGGATATAGATCAAATAGAAGCTATTATGCGTGTAGAAATAGGATCTAAGGTATCTAAGATGAGTTCTAAGGAGCTTAAACGCGACTTGTTGTTGTTTGCTAAAAAGAATCCTTCTTTATTTGTAGAACTTGCTAATGATGAAAACGTGCAGTTACGTAACGTAGCAATTGTAGCAACTGAAAATGGTGTAATTGTACTTTCACCAGATCAAAGAAGTTTTACTTGGGGTAGTAATGGAAGAAAACTAATGAACGTACCGTTTGATGAAAATCCATACTCAGCAATGGCTGCGTGGTTTAAAACCGACGAAGGCGTAGAAGTTTATAAATCAATAGAGAAAAAACTTCTCTAACGTGTAATAATATATCAGGGCGTGTAATGCGCCCTGTATATAAATAAAAAAATAAATGGCAATAAACGTAAATACTGTTTACACAACGGTGTTGTCTATTCTTAACAAAGAGCAAAGAGGCTATATAACACCAGAAGAGTTCAACAAGTTAGGCACACAGGTACAGTTAGAAATTTTTGAAAACTATTTTGAAGATCTTAACCAGCAGTTACGCGTGCCACAAACTGATAGCGAATACGCTAACAGACAAAAAAATATTGATAACTGTATATCTATATTTAAAACTATAGGTAATACTACCTATAACGGAGCTGGTGGTTATTTTTTACCACCGTCTGATCTACACAGAATAGGTACAGTTATATATAAAGATGAAAAAGAATTACAACGCGTAGAGCGCAATGACTTCTTAAATATTAATCTTTCTCCACTTACAAAACCTACAACACAATTCCCCGTTTATTTATACGAGCAAACAGTTCAAGGAACTGGCGGTCAAGATACAGGTGAAACGCATATATTTGTAAAGCCACCAACAATTACATCGGCATCAGATATAACAGTTAGTTATATACGTAAGCCTAGCAATGTTGCCTGGGGTTATCAACAATTAGGCGGTGGTACTTGGACATCTGGGCCATATATATACAACGAAGCAACTTCTACTCAATTTGAGTTAGACAACACGGAGCAAACAGAAGTTATACTTCGTATACTTGCTTACGCTGGTGTTGTAATTAGAGATCCACAAATAGTTCAAGCGGCTTCTCAAGCAGTTCAATCAGAAGAAGTAAACTCAAAAAGTTAAGACATGGCGATGATGCAAGAAAACAATAGACAATATTACGAAGGAGCTCAAAGCTTTGTCAGCGACGCGGGTGGTACTGCTGGTCAGGTGTTTACAACTACATTTAATACAGATCTAATATTTAACGCAGCGTCTTCTGCAACACCTAGTTATGCTTTAAACAATTTTAAGTTATATACAAGCCCTACAGGAGCTGCAGGTACATACACTGAGTACACTAGCCCATATACAGTTTCTAGCAACGCTATCACAATAACAGGTGCTCTTGCTGCTAACACAGTTGTAGTTGTGCAGTTAAAAAAATTAGATGGTGGCAACTATGGTAACACTGTAGGTGAAAAAGCTTTTGGAAATGTAGTAGAAAAAAACTATGGTTCTTACGCTTACGCTAAATTAGGTGATCTTGTTAATAACTTTTTAGTAGCTTACGTAGGTCCTGGCAAACTTGTACCTAGCGTAAAGCGTACAGATGTAATTTTTCACGTTAAAAGAGCTATACAAGAATTTAGCTATGACACTCTTAAAAGTGTTAACGCTCAAGAGCTTACAGTACCTAAAAACCTAAGTGTTTTAATACCACAAGATTACGTTAATTATGTAGAGCTTTCTTGGTCAGATAACCAAGGTGTTAAGCACATTATACAACCTACTAGACTTACCAGCAATCCATCTGAAATGCCTTTGCAAGATAATCAAGGTGTACCTATGCAAGATGCTTTTGATGAAAATGTAGAAGTAACTTCTATTATAGAAAAAAGATGGAAAAACAACAAACTTTCAGAGCTCGATCAAATAGAGCAAAACAGCTTGATATCTTATGATTATTATTATGCTAATGGAGGTAACATGTATGGTTATGGTCAGTTGTATGGATTAGAACCAGAACTTGCTAATGTCAATGGATCGTTTACTATAAACGAAAGAGAAGGTAAATTTTCTTTTTCATCAAACTTAGTAGATAAAATTATTTTATTAGAATATATATCTGATGGTTTATCTAATGACTTAGATACTAAAGTTCCTAAAATGGCTGAACAAGCTGTGTATGCTTATGTTATGCACGCTGTATTAGCTAGTCGCGTAAATCAACCAGAGTATATAATACAGAGGCTTAAAAAAGAAGCTAGCGCAAAACTACGTAATGCAAAGATTAGATTATCAAATATTAAATCTAATGAAATAGTGCAAGTAATGCGTGGTAAATCTAAATGGATAAAACACTAGAATTAAATGCCAGATATTCAAAATAACTTTGTACAGTCTAAAATGAATCAAGATCTTGACGATCGATTGATTCCACCAGGCGAGTACAGATCAGCACAAAACGTGGCTATTAGTAGATCACAGGGTGAAGATGTTGGGGCGTTAGAAAATATAGAAGGTAATAATCTTATACAAAATTCTGATCTAGCATCAATACCTCATTTAGATGTTATAGGTTATTTTGTAGATCTTTCACAAAATAATATATATTTATTTTTAACAGATTATATAGATACTTCTAATAACGGTATTAATAATTTTGCGCCTAGCGGAGCTAATTGTTTTATATATAGATTTAATAACAAAGGTAACGGTACTTTTACAAAGTTAGTTGAAGGTAGTTTTTTAAATTTTTCTAAAAATAGTCCTATATATGGGATTAGTATGATAGAAAATTTGTTATTTTTTACTGATTATAGAAATCAACCTAGAAAAATAAATGTAACTACAGCCGCTGGTGATAACACATATTATCAAAACGAAGATCAAATATCTGTAGCTAAGTTTGCACCGGTAAATCCTGTTAGGTTTGTAGATATGGCTTACAATAATAAGCTTAAATCTACTATATCAAATCCTTCGCAAGAATTTTTACCTGTAAATTTATCTTCTGAAGTAACCAGTAATGGGTCTGTAACTAACGTACAATTTACAGCTATAAATGGAACTACTTTTATACCTCAAGTAGGATCTAAAATAGTTAGTCGAAGTAATGCTGATTTAAATGGTAAGATTGTATTAGCTTCACCAGCCCCAACAAGCACGCAGGTGTCTGTTACCAACGCGGTAACAGTTAGTAATACAGATGATATTAGTTTTCAACAACCAAATCCTGATTATAGTGAAACGTGGGCTGGTGATCCAGATTATGTAAAAGATAGATTTATACGTTTTAGTTATAGGTTTAAATTTGATGATGGTGAATATTCTATAATGGCACCTTTTAGTCAATCTTGTTTTGTTCCTAAACAATCTGGTTATTTTATTTTAAACGATGATGACCAAACTTATAGAAGCACAGTGGTTTCATTCATGGAAAATAACGCTACTCAAGTAGATTTAAACATTGAAATGCCTTATGCTGATATTGAAACTAATTTAAAAGTTACAGAGGTAGAGATATTATACAAAGAATCAGACCAAGTGGCTATTAAATCTGTAGAAAGTATACCTATAACAGCTGTTAATACTAACATGGAAGCTAACGCAAATAGTAGTGTATTTACATATAAGTATTTATCTACAAAACCATACAAAGTATTACCTGAAGATCAAACAACTAGGGTGTATGACAAGGTTCCTGTTAGAGCTTTTTCTCAAGAAACAAGTAGCAATAGAATAATATATGGTAATTACATTGACAAACATAGTTCTCCTGATTCTTTAACTTACGGTTTAGGTTTTGCAAATAAAACTGAAGTAAATACAGGATCTCCAGATTCAAATACTATTTATAGTCAAATAGAATATCCTAACCATACACTTAAACAGAATAGAAACTATCAATTAGGTGTTGTATTAGCAGACAGGTATGGAAGATCTTCTACTACTATATTGTCTTCTAAAGATGTTTCTGATACTGAATCTTCAACTCAATACGGTAATTCTACTATATACGTGCCTTATATTTCTTGGGGAGCGCCAAGTTCTTCTACTTCAAGTAATCAAATGTATAAATGGCCTGGGTATAGTTTATCTGTTTTGTTTGACAATAAAGATGGTTTTACATCTGCAATACCAACTATTCCTAGTGATGGTTATCCTGGTACTTACGTACCTATTGGAGCTGTTGGTTCTATAGCTATTAACGCTGGCGGTACGGGGTATTCAGACGCTGCAAACGTAGCCACAACTGGTGGAAGCGGTACTGGTTTAACCGTAGATATTACAACAACAAATGGAGAAATAACTAGCATTTCAATAGCAAAAATGGGTGAAGGCTACACCGACGGAAATACAATAACTGTAACAGGAGGTAATAACGATGCTACAGTTATAATAACATTAGCAGAACCAAATTTACTTGGTTGGTATTCTTACAAATTTGTAGTAAGACAAACAGAGCAAGATTATTATAATGTATATGTGCCTGGTATTTTAAATGGTTATCCTATTCACGGAGGAACATCTCCTTATCCTACTAATGAAGATGGTGAAACTTCTCATATAGTTTTGATTAATGATAATATAAATAAAGTTCCTAGAGATTTATCTGAAGTAGGGCCTGAACAAAAACAATTTAGAAGCAGCGTAAGACTTTTTGGAAGAGTTGAAAACACACAGCCAGTTTCTAGCATAACAAGTTCAGTGCAATACAACATAAACACCACGGCAAGTCTAACTTCACAAACAATTAGAGAATCTTCTAAAGCGTTTATAGTTTCTACTATAGGTAATGCTGTAGATTTAAATATGGGTTATGCTGAGTTATCTTCAAATGGTGTAAAAAACTTTTATCAATTAGATACAAATCCTTTAATTGGTAGAATTTCTACAGATAAAGCAATTGGTGCTTTAAGCACTAATAGCAACGCAACTACTATGCTACCTCAACTTGCTGTTTTAGAAACAGAAGCAGTTGAATCAGCTTTAGATATATATTGGGAGACTACAACAGCTGGGCTTGTTGAAGACCTTAATTTAGAAGTTAAACAAGCTAGTTCTAGCACAGCGCCTGTAGTGCTATCTTCTACGGTAGCGTCTCAAAACGAAGATTTTCCAATAAACGCAGATGTATTTGGAAGTGCATCAACTCCTATAAACGTTAAAGATTCATCTGGTACAACAGTTCTTGGTCAAAGTTTTGATATTATATCATCAACAAGAGGTAACGGTAATACTTTGTTAGCAAAAGATGTAAATAATAATAATGTTGCGCCGTTTATTATTATTAACGCGGCTGGGGGTGGATTTTATATACAAACAAATGGATTTTTTAATGTATCTACAGTTGCTGTTGAAAACAATTTTAATATAACTATAAGAGTTACAGATAATACAAATTTAACTTTTGTTGATTTTGTTGTTAGCTGGACTTTAGGTAACACAATACCTGACTTTGGCACAACACCTGGGCCTTACATTATACAAGGCGCTGGTCCTATAGCTAATTCAGATTATAGCGCTAATGCTGTTAATGGTGTAAATTCTTCAGCTTCTTTAACTCAAAGACAACAAGATTTAAGTTTTTCTATAGCAGCTAATACTGTTACTAAAGGTGGGGTAACAGATCCAGCTTTAAACAACTATGGTTTTAGCATAGCTTCGAGCGGAACTTCTTTATCGCAAAGCAATGCAACGTTGACAACTGCTGATAATGGTGATTATATAATACCTATAATAGTAACAGACGCTGGAAGCTTAACAGCTACAACCAATGCAACAGTTACTGTTTCTGTAGGAGTACAAGCTAGTATTGATTTACAAATAAATAACAATAGCACTACGTATAGTGGTAATATTGACATGCAGGCAGAATTTATATATAGCGTCAGCGGAACGCAACAAGCAACTCAAACGCTTCAAGCGTCAAGTACTTCTTCAAATCCTTTTGGTATAGCTATTGGCTTCCTCAATTTACAACCACAACCTACTGGTAGCATAAATGAAACTATAACAATAAATGTTAGAAGACAAACAAATGGAGCTCCTACTCAAGTACCTAATCCTGATACTTTAACTATAAGTGTTTTTGCTAATGGCGTGTCAACAACAACACCTTTACTTAAAAATATAATTCAATCGCCACTGACTATTACAGACGTAGGTACTATTACATTACCTCATTTAGCTCCAAGCACTGGGACTAGTAATATATTAAAAGGAACAGACATAACAACTAACAATACTTTAGGTTTTTCAGTTGTAATCGATCTTGCATAAAAATAATTAAAAATAAGTGATAATAATATAATGGCCGTAGTAAAAGAAGTATTATACTATAATTCGTTCTGGTTAAAGCAGTTACAGCAAGATGATACAAATGTAAACGCAGTGGCTGTTTACCCGGGTGGTTATCCTTATAATGATCTAAATACATTTGCTCAGCAAGTAATTGGTATATCTTCTTTTACAGCAGGTATAAATTATGGAAAAAAAAATAATTTAACAACAACATATGGAGGTACTGGAACAGGTTTAACTGTTGATATTATTTCTGTAAGTGGTGGAAATATAACTAAATTAAAAATAAGAAACAACGGTAGCGGTTATTCAAATGGAGAAACGTTAACAATTGTACAAACTATAAATGGTGTAGCTGCTAGCGGCGGTACTATTACGCTTAGAGTATTAAACTCGTCTGGATCAACAGGAGTTTCTTATAATTTTCCTGGTGCTATAAGTATAGACAGCAACAAAGGTAATTTTGTTGTTGAAGAGTCTAGAATACGAGGTGGCTACAACAATACACAAGTAGGTTTAGGTGCTAAGGCTTATTTAGTTGAAGAAGAGTCATTGCAACAAAATAGATTTAATTCACTTATATATTCTGGTATATTTAATTCTAGAACAGGTGTAAATGATACAAATCAGTTTTCTATAGGCGAAGATATTAGTAAGTCAGCACCGCCAGCGTATGGATCTATACAGAAATTACATGCTGATGACAATAATTTAATTGTACTTCAAGAAAATAAAATTAATAGAGCTCTTATAGATAAAGACGCTATATATTCCGCTGAAGGAAATGCTACAATAACTTCTAGGTTTCAAGTTATTGGTGAGCTTGTACCTTACAATGGTGACTTTGGAATTAGTAGAAACCCTGAGAGTTTTGCAAGTTATGGTTTTCAAAGATACTTTACAGACAAAGATCGTAATAGTGTTCTTAGATTATCACGTGATGGCCTTACTGAAATATCTAGGTATGGTATGCTAGACTTTTTTAGAGATGAGCTTACTAATTTACCAGAAACAACAGATCTTGTAATAGGAGCTAGACAAAATCCTTATACTATAACATCTGCAATACCACCAGCGCCAGCGGCTAATATTACAACTAAAAATATAACAATAAATGAACCTGCAAGCGTACTTAGTGATGTTCAAAAAGGCATGCAGTTTCTTATAAACAATCTTGAGCAAACAATAAACAATAAAACTGTTTACGTTACTCAAGTTGTAGGTCAGGTAATAACGCTTAGTCAAAGCGTAACAATAGCATTAGGCGATGGTATTACTCTTGTAGCGCCTACGCGTGGTCAAATAGTTGGTGGGTATGATATACATAATAAAAATTATATAGTATCTATACAACAAAAACCAACATGGGCTGTACCTCTTGCAGATGATGTAGCTACAGGTGAAAATGCTAATTATAAAACTTTAGCTTTTGATGAGCTTATAAATGGCTGGACTAGTTTTTATACATACAAACCTACGTTTTCTTTAAGTTTAAAAAATAAATACTACACTGTAAAAGATCAAAATATATATGAGCATTACGCTGCTTTAACCGGTAATAATAGAGGTACTTTTTATGGTGATTATAAGAAATCTAATATAGAATTTGTATTTAATCAAAACTCTTCTATAGCTAAAAACTTTTTAACTGTAAATTACGAAGGTGATAACGGTTGGCAGGTAGATAGCTTTATATCAGACGCACAAAGATTTGATTATGGATCTCAAAATCCATTAGCTAACTATCAAAGTACTAATGATACAGCTCCAATAGTGCGAAGTTATTACGGTGGTGCTTATGATTCACAAGGTAATACATATGCAACAGCTGTATTAGTACCACCTGTATTTAGATACGGTTTTGATAGAAAAGAAAACAAATACTATGCGGTATTAAAAAATAATAGCGCGGCTACAAATGGAGAAGTGTTATACGGAAATCAAATATCAGGTATTAAAGGTAGATTCGCTACAGTAACAATATCTACAGATGATCTTACTGATATAGGTGGCGCGAAAGAATTATGGTCAGTAGGATCAAGATATGCAGTATCAAGTTATTAAATTAAAAACATGGAACATTTATTAGAAATATTACATAATCTCTGGTACGGACCAGATGTTAAAGGTCTTATAAAAGCTGAACCTATTAGTATGGCTACAGTAGGGCTTATTTCAGCTGGCGCTAGTTTACTTGGCAGTTTATTCGGTGGTGGTGGTAAAAAGAAAAGAGCTAGACGTGCTGCTCAAGAAAAAAGAAGACTACAAAATAAACTAGAAGGTTTAGAAAACTATAGACAGCCTATCATAAATCCTTATAGTAATGTTACTTCATTAGAAGGAATGATAACAGACTTATCTGGTATTGCTTCAAATCCGTATGCTAATTTAAGTGTAGCTACACAAGCGGCTGAGTTCCAAGCCGAAGAAGCAGATATAGCTTTAGCAAACACTCTTGATACTCTTATGGCTACTGGCGCTAGCGCTGGTGGCGCAACAGCTCTTGCTAACGCAGCTCTTAGAAGTAAAAGAGGTATATCAGCAGATATTGAAAGGCAAGAAGCTCAAAACGAACAATTAAAAGCTCAAGGCCAACAACAGTTAGAAAGATTACAATTAGGCGAAGCACAGCGTGTTCAAGCAGGACAATTTGGCGAAGCTCAACGATTGCAACAAGCAGATGTTTTAGGTCGTGAGTTTGTTTACGGTCAAAAAGAACGTAGAGAAACAGAGAAAATGAACAGGATTCAAGCTCAAATAACTGGAGCCGCGCAGCAACAAGCTAATTTAGAATCACAATCAGCATCAATGTTTGGTGGGGCTATGAACACGTTAGGTGGTTTAGGAATGACAATGATGTCTCAATAAGGATAATAACATGGCAAACTTACCAAAATTTTCAGGAAAATACACTACAGCCGGAGCTTACGAAAGACCTCAAACTGTTTTAGATAAATCAGGTTTTATATATGCTAAAACTTTATCTGACTTAGGACAAGGTTTTAATAAAGCATTGCAAGGTGTTTTTGACAAACGCAACGCTGAAGCTTTACAGGCTAGAAAAAACGAAGAAGAAAACTATAAGTTTCAAACACAACAGCAACAACAGTTGATTGGTCAGTTAGCTAAAGCTGGTATTAACAATGATTCGTTGTACAAACTTGGCTTTGATCTTATTAGCGCTAACTCTAAATTAAGTTTAGATATAAAGCAAGCACAAACACAAGAAGATCGTACTAAGTATATGAATCAGCAAGCTAGAGTAATGCGTAAGCTTGGGGAATATCAAGGTCTTATAGCAGGTATACAAGACTCTGCAAGCACATACAGCTCTGATGTTATTGAAAATCCTTCTAAAGTTGGTCAACAAGGTGGCGTGGCTACAGTAGGTACTGATCAAAATAAAGATTACAACTTAGGTATGCCGGCGCTTACTGGCGCTACTAAAAATGCTAGTTCTGAATATTATCTTGATGAAGATATGAATTTTAGAATAAGACTTACTAGTGATCAAATATCTAAGCAAACAGAAAAAGGTTACATAGATCAAGACGCTGGTTTGTTTTTATCTTTTGATCCTCTTACAGTACCTAACATAGATAAAGAAATAAGTGACATGCTTTTAGGCGCTAAGATTACAGATAAAAATGGTAACATATCTCAAGAATATGTAGATATAAACAATGCTAAATTCGTTACTAATGACCAAGGTACTATGCGTTACGCTGTAGAAGCAACTAACGTAGCTGGTGCTATGGCTACAACTCAAAACGCTAGAAACGCTATGATAGGTTCTTACTTACAAGATCCTCAGAAAGCTCAGATTATTTATCAGCAAGTATTTGGTAATAACGAAAAGCTAGAAATAGGTGGCGGTAGCGAGAGCAGTATGTTTACACCTGAATCAGAAAGAAAATTTGTTGCTGCGTTTGATCAATACTTCGAAGCTCTTATACCTCAAACTAAAATAGGTAAAGCTCAAGCTGTTACAAGAAAACCATCAGGAGGCAAAACAACTATAGATGTTTCTTTTATAGATGATTTAAATATACCGGCAGCTGAAACTAAAATTAACGAAGAAGGCGAAGAAGAAAAAAACTTATATGAGCTAGAAAAAGTATTAAGAGGACAAGGTTTTGTAGTTAAGAAAAATATAGACGTAGGTGACGAAACAGTTATAGACGTAACCTCTTCTATTAAAGGGGCAGACAACACAGTTCAAATAGATAGTTCTATGAGTCCTGATGAAGTAAAAGCGTTGTTAAAACAAATACTAACTGGTACACAACCCAGTAGACAAGAAAGAAAAATGACTCCTCAAGAATTAATAGCATTATATTCAAATTAAATATGGAAGAATTAGAAGTTATTGTTCAGCGCATGATTGACGCTGGTGAATCAGAGCAAAACATTAAAGCGGTTATACAAGAATATAACGCGGGAAAGACAAACGGTGCTGCGGCGAAGGGTGCAACTGCAACACCGAAAACCGGGCAAGCACCCGAGAGTTCGGGCTTAGGTTTGGAAGATTCTTCTTCGGGATTAAATATTGAAGACTTTTTAGTTACAATAGATGATTTAAAAGACAGTGAAACAAACGTAGTTACGAACTTAAATGATAAATTATCTAGATTAGGTTTATCTTCTTACACAACAACAAATATAGGATCTACAGATGCTATTAAAATAAGAAAAAGCGGAGATAAAGTAGCTTCTGATTATATGTCTGAAGCTTTAGATGTTATAGGTTTAGGTGATTTTGTAATGCCTAGTGGTACTTTACTAGATGTTTTTGATTCTTCAAAAGTTGGATCTGATAAATCAGACGAAGAATTAAAAGAATCTGCAGATAAGCTTAATGAATATATACGCGAAAATGCTAATCTTAGTTACACTAAAGAAGCTAAAAATAAATTTGGTGAAAAATATAAAAAAGAATTTTTACCATACGTAGAACCTGAAGATTTAAGTAATCAAGAGTTACAATCTAATTATAAAAACAACTTGATTGATAAGTTTAAAAAATTAGAAAGTGATACAACAAAAAAACTAGGTGTAAATAAAGAATTTAGAGGACAAGATTTAACTATAACTGAAAAAGATTTTGATAATAAAAAAGACTTTGATCAGTATAAAAAATACAAAGAAGGTAATCCTCTTGAAAATCTTTCTGAAGATGAACTAGCAATTTACGATGCTGAACGCAAGGCTGAGTATGTAAAACAAAGAGGAGCAAAATATGCTAGTAATTTAAATAAATCAGATAGACTTGCTTTACAAGCACTACAAGCTGATGATATTGAAAATATAAAACTAAGCGCAGAATCTTTTAAAAATTTATCTACTAAGTATGATGGACAATTATCTTCTTATGAAAATTCTTTAGCGGCTTATGAAGCAAACCCTACTTTGTTAACTTTTAAAGCTGCTGAAAATAATTTTCAAAACTTATTAGCAACTCAAAACAGTTTACAAGATTTACAAAACAAAGTTGAAAAAGAAAACTTAGAAGAAAAAGCGTCTATAATACCTATAACTATACAGGAGTTTAATAAAAACTACAACAGAATGCTTCAGTTAAGAAGTAATTTTAAAAACTTAGGTACTAGTATTTCATATCCATTAGCGCAATTGTCTATGATGGGTGTTAAAAATTATGATGAAGCTATTGAAGAAACATTTGGTGTTGTTAGTACTTATCAAGAAATGCAAGAAGAATTAGCTTCTTATCAAACTACTATAGGTGTAGATGAGATTAAAGATTTAGATGACGCCGGTAGATGGGTTGCTAGTTCTACAACAAACTTGATTCCATCTCTTGCTATGGCAACTACTGGATCTGCGGCACTTCCTTTGTTTTTTCTATCAGGTGCTGGTGGTTCAGGTTTGGATTTAGCTGTAAGAAAAAAAGATGCAGCAGAAAGAATTATAAGTAATAGATCTAGATTAGAATCTGGAGAAGTAACAGATAGCTTTGAAATAAATGCTATTGAACAAGAGATAGCTGAAGATACTAAAACTTTAGGCATAAGTACTTTAAGAGGCGTTACTAATCAAGCTCTTGCTGGTATAGCTGAAGTTGCTTTTGAAAGAATAGGTACAATAGCTATATTAAAAGGTATAAAACAAGGTATAAAAGGTTTACCAAAAGAAACTATAAAAGATGGTTTTAAATTTGCTGGTAAACAACTTTTAAAAGGATCTGCTCAAGAAGGAGCTTCAGAATTAGGTACAACGCTGGTTCAAAACTGGGGAGATATATATATACTCGGTGAAGATAAAAATATTTTTGAAGGAGGTTTAGAATCTTTTGCTCAAGGAGCTTTAATGGGTGCTGGACTTGGTAGTGTAAACGGTTTTAAAGCTGTTAGCCAAGGTATTGCTAGTGAAGCTGCCACTAAAGAAGAAATAAGAAACAGTAAAGAAGTATTAGACAAGTTAAGAAAACTTACTGGCCGTCCTGAAATTCAATCTCCTGATGATATAAAGCTAATGAATTTAGATTTATCTCCTGAGATAAAAAGCATGGTAGATCAATTAACTGGTGAAGCTAATAATGTAACTAATGGCATATTTGAAAGAATAAGCAGTGGTGATTTAAGCTTAGAGCAGTTGTATCAAGTGGGTGAAGTTAATAGAAAAATGCGTAAGATAAATAATAGACTTATGAACGCATCTATGTCTAATGCTACGCCTGCACAACTTAAAGCTTTTAAAAGTCAACTTGAATCTGAATACAATCAGTTAGCAAATGAAAGAGAAGCTATACTAACTAACGAATCTACATTAGCTAAAAACAGAAAACAAATAAACGAGACGGCTGTAGCTTTTGAAAGCCAGCAAGGTTACGCGATGTATGATGCTACAATGCGTATGCAAAACGCTACAAATATAGCTAAAGAGTATTCTAATCTTAGTGAAAAATCAAAACAAATAGGCTACGATACAGCTCTTGAAGATTTAATAACAGAAGGTGTTGAAGCTCCAACTATAGAGCAAATAAAAGAAAAGGCTTTTGAAAATTACAATGTTGAAATAAATACCGAGCTAATAAACAAAGGTGAGAAAAATGCTAAAGCTTTTGCAGAAGCAAATGGATTAAATTTAAATATACAAGTATTTGAAGGTAGTTTAGAAGAACGTAAAGCCGCTTTAGTAGAAGCTTATCTAGCCAATAGAGCTACTTCTGAATTTGATGGAACTCCTATTAGTCAAGAGCAATTAAATAGTGATTTAAAATCTTTTCAAAATAAAATAGACAGCGGAGAATTTGAAGCTGTAAACGTAGGTGGTACTATACTTGTTGATAAAACAAACTCTATTAAAAAAGGTAGAGTAGGTGTTTTCGCACATGAAGTATTACATAGTTACGCTGCTGAAAAATTTGGTTCTAAAAATGTAAATCAAGCAGGCGAAGCGCTTATAAACTATTTAAAAAGATATGACCCAGACTTTTCTGCATTGATAGAAGAGCGTATAGGTATATATGAAGGTCGTAGTGATTACTTTGAAGAAGCTATGAATGCTATGTCTGATCTGCTAGCAGATGGCGTTGGCGTGACAGAAGCTACAACTGATAGGCTTAGAGGATTTGTAAATAATTTATTAAAACCTCTCGGCAGTAAGTTTCAATTTAAAACTAATCAAGGTGCTGATGTTCTTAGGTTTATTAAAAACTATAATGCACAAGCTCATTTTGGTAAAGAAGGTACAGCAGAAGATACAGTTGGTGGTGATTTTACAGGTGAAAGTTTTTCAAGATCTAGATTAAATGAACTTGCTAGAGATTATAAAAAAGGTAAAATCCAAGCAGATAATGCTGAACTTATAAAACAATATAAAAGACTTGCTCTTTCAGGTCCTGGTTTAAACTTTCAAGGATATAAATCAAGAGAGGCTTCGCAACAAGGTTTAAAGGCCATTAAAAAAGAAGATGCTGAAAGTTTTGTAATGGAATATCTACCTGGTTTATTACAAAGATATAATCCTGAAAATGCTTTTTCAACTCTTGTTATAGCAAACATAAATCCTAAACGTCAAAAGTTTTATCAAGAAGAAATTGGTGATGAAGATGTTACTACTAGAATGTCTGATGAACGCGTTGGTGAAATAGCAGATGAAGGACCAGCTCCTTTTGAAACTGTGGCTGAAGCTGATGCTGACTTTAAATTAGTTGATAGCATAAAAATAGATGGTCAACCATTATCTAAAGAAACAAAAGATAAAATAAGAGAGTTTGTTACAGAGCAAACACAAGGTAAAGATCCATTTAATGATAAGTTTAGAAAAGAAGTTTTAAAACCTGATACAGCTTTTGTAAATTTTATTAAGCAAGAGATATTAGGTGGTAGATCGCTACAAGATTACAGGCAATTTATAAGACAAAACCCTAAGTTTATAAAAGGTTTAGGTATAGGTTCTTTAGTTAGGTTTGATACTGGTTTAACTAAGCAAGGTAAGCCTAAGTTGTTTACTGAATTTAATAGAAGACTTACAAAGCAAAAAGAAATAGAAAAGTTTATGATGCAAGGTAGAGTTGCTTATGTAACTCCACAGCAAATGAAAGCAGGCGCAGACTTATATAATAGACTAAAACCTACTGAAACTCAACTTGCTAATTTTCTTACAGGTGGTACAGCTCAAACTGTTAGCAATAGAAAAACAGCTATAGCTAAAGCTATTGCAACTAAGTTTATTGCAGAGGCTACACCTAGCACTCAAGCATTTCAATCAAAACCATTAGCTGAACAAGCTAAGATGGCCGAAAAGTTGCAAGTGTCACCTACTGCTAAGTTTGCTATAAGCAAGCGCGCTAAGTTTGACAAAGAAACTCTTGTAAAAGTTACAGAAGCAAGAGATATAAATAAGGTATTAAAAATATTAGGTTTAGAAAGTGCTAGTATAAATGACGAAAATAGAGCTATAGTTCAACAAGCTTTTAAAGAGGCCATTGAAAAATATAAATTAACACCAAGAGTGTTTTTAGCAGGAAGTTTTGGTTCTAGTGGAGCTCAAAACACTAGAAGATCTAATGGTGATGTTTATTATAAGCTTACCAACGGTCAAGAAATAAAAGGTGTGCCTCGTTTAGATTCTGAAGGTAATCAGAAAAGAAATATAAATGGTAAAAAATTATTTAATCCACCTACAGCAAAACAAGTACAAGATAAATTTGTAGAAGAAGTTAGTTTAGTTGCCGCTAGAGGTAGATTATATTATGGCGTTAAAGATCCAGCTTATATAGCTGCTTTAAAATCTGCTGAAAATAATTTAGATAATAAAAAAGAAGATAAAGCTAAAAGAATTCCTATAAAATTAGTTGATACTGCTAAAGGTAGAGATCAAGCGAAAACAAACATGCTTGTTCTTGAAGATGTTATCAACCAATTAGATAAAGCTGTTAAGGCAGGCATGCCCGTAGAATTAGCCTCTATGGTTATAGCTCAAGGTTACCAAGCAACAACCGGTCTTATTAAAATAGCAGCGCCATTTAGATATTTTTCTAAAAATCTACAATATGGTACTAGCGCTAAACAAAAAACAGGTGATAAATTTAGAGAAGAACACAACCCTCCAGCGTCTGTAGTTGGTGCTTCAATTATATATGGTTTTGCTACTAATAATACTAGCGAAATAATAGCTGATATTAAAAAGAATTACTATCAAACTAAACTTTCTAAAGCTGACGATCAAAGATTAGACGATGCTAGGCTAGATGCAACATTACCCACTGGAACAACTATAGCAGATAATTCTGCTATTAGATTTATAGAAGCTGGTATTGATCTTAACAGTATTGTTAATTACGAGACAGGTCAAACTATGGCTGAAGAGCTAGGCGTTGTTTTAAAACCTAGTGATGTTAATCCAGACACTATATTTGATCAAAACGAGATACTTAAAACAGTATTAGATGGTACTATAACTGCTAAAGCAGGTCAAGATTTATTAAACGAAATAGCTAAGTTAAAATCTGTACCACAAGCATCTAATAAAAATAACAAAGAAAATAGTGTTATTAGTTACAGTATATCAAAGCCTAATCCAGAGGTGTTAAATAATCTTGACAACGCTGATAAGGCTATGACTAATGCTAGAAATCCTGAGGCACCTGTTAAAAAGATACGTGTGTTTGACTTTGATGATACATTAGCTAGATCTAATAGTAAAGTATTGTATGAAATGCCAGACGGTACAGAAGGCTCGTTAAGCGCTACACAGTTTGCTGAAAGAGCTGGAGAGCTAGAATCTCAAGGAGCTACATTCGATTTTGCAGAGTTTAGTAAAGTAGTTGATGGTAAAAAAGGTCCTGTGTTTAAAGCTATAGAAAACATAGTTGAAGCTAGAGGCGCTGAAGACGTATTCATACTTACAGCTCGCCCTGCAGACGCTGCTGGTCCTATTAAAGAATTTATGGATGCGCTTGGGGTTAACTTACCTATAGAAAATATTGTAGGTTTAGGCAACGGCACGCCGCAAGCTAAAGCTAGATGGATGACGAGTAAAGCTGCTGAAGGTTACAATGACTTTTTCTTTGTAGATGATGCGTATAAAAATGTTAAAGCAGTACAAGACGCGTTAGATGTATTTGATGTTAAATCTAAAACGCAACAAGCTAAAGTTAAATTTAGTATTAGTAAAGATTTAGATAAAGGTTTTAATGATATACTGGAAAACAAAACAGGTATAGCATCTGAAAAAGAATATGGTAGAGTAAAAGCTGAAGTAGCTGGAGCTGGTAAAGGTAGATTAAACTTTTTTATACCACCATCTGCTGAAGACTTTGTAGGTTTGCTATACGCTACGCTTGGCAAGGGTAAGTTAGGTGATCAACAAATGGCATGGTATAAAACTCATTTGTTAAACCCATACGCTAGAGCTATGAACGAATTATCGTCAGCTCGTATAGCCATGATGAATGATTACAAGCAGCTTAAAAAACAATTAGAAATAGTACCTAAGGATTTACGCAAGAAAGTTCCAGGCGAACCGTTTACCCGTGAGCAAGCTGTACGCGTGTATATATGGAATAAACAAGGTATGTCTATACCTGGAATAAGTAAAAAAGATCAAGCTGATCTTAGCAAGTATGTAAGCGATAATGCTGAACTACAGGTGTTTGCTGATAGACTTATTGCTATACAAAAAGGCGATCAGTACGCAGCGCCAAAAGAAGGTTGGCCAGCGGGTACAATAACTACTGATATGCTTGAAGGTTTAAACACTATCAAACGAGCTAAGTATTTAGAGCAGTGGCAGCAAAATGCAGATGTTATATTCTCTGAAAAGAACCTAAACAAACTTGAAGCTGCTTATGGTAAACCATATCGCTTAGCTATGGAGAATATGCTGCAGCGTATGAAGTCTGGTCGTAACAGAAACTTCCAAGGCGATACACTTACAGGTAGATTTACAGACTGGGTTACAGGTAGTATAGGTACAATAATGTTCTTTAATACAAGATCAGCATTGCTTCAAACTATATCTAGTATTAACTTTGTTAACTTTACTGACAACAATGTGCTAGCAGCGGGTAAAGCTTTTGCAAACCAGAAACAATTTTGGTCTGACTTTATGACACTTATGAACTCTGACTTCTTGAAAGAACGTCGTGGTGGTTTACGTATTAACGTAAGTGAAGCTGATATTGCAGACATGGCTAAAAAAGGTGGTGCTAAAGGTGTTATAAATAAACTACTTGAGTTTGGTTTTACGCCAACACAAATAGCAGATAGCTTTGCTATAGCATCAGGTGGCTCAGCGTTTTACCGTAATCGTATTAAAACTTACAAAAAACAAGGTATGACAGATGCTGAAGCTGAAGCTCAAGCGTTTGTAGACTTTAGAGAGACAGCAGAAGAGTCGCAACAGTCGTCAAGACCTGATAGAATATCAATGCAACAAGCAGGTCCACTAGGACGTCTTGTATTAGCTTTTGCTAATACACCGGCTCAGTATGCTAGACTTATAAAGAAAGCTGCTAGCGATCTTAAGAATGGCCGAGGCGATGCTAAGACTAATATAAGTAAAATTATATACTACGGTGTAGCGCAGAACTTATTGTTTAATGCGCTGCAACAAGCTTTGTTTGCGTTTGCGTTTGATGATGATGAGGAAGATACAGAAGAGCAGCAGAAAAAATATGTTGGTATAGCCAATGGTATGATGGACTCACTGCTAAGAGGTATGGGATTAGGCGGCGCTGTAGTTTCAGTAGGTAAAAATGCTATCATACGAATTATAAACGAGATGGAAAAGAAACAGCCTAAGCTTGAAAAAGTAGGTTATGAAATTACTAAACTATCTCCACCTATATCTGCTAAGCTATCGCGCGTAAATCAAGCTGCAAGATCTTATCAGTGGGATAAAAAAGAAATGAAAGAGAAAGGTTGGAGCTTAGATAATCCAGCTTACTTAGCAAGTGCTAATGTTATAGCAGCTCTTACTAATATACCACTCGATAGAGCTGTAAAGAAAACCAATAACGTGGTACAAGCTACATCACAAGACTTAGAAACTTGGGAACGCTTAGCATTACTAGGTGGTTGGCAAGACTGGGAAATTGGTATTGAAGAAGAAAAACCTGCTAACAAACCTAGCACTAGAAAAACAAGACAAAGAAGAAAACAAAAAAGATAATCATGGGATCACCACTATACGGAAAAATAAGCGGACCTTGTAAGGCTGCGGCAAAAAAGAAATTTAAAGTATGGCCATCGGCTTACGCTTCAGGTTGGGGCGTGCGTTGTACTAAAGCTGGTGGACCTAGTAAATTTGGTAATAAGAAAAAGTAATGGCTAAAGCGTATAGAGGAGTTTTAAAAGCTCGTATAAATAAACTATACGGAGGTGATGTTACTTGTAGTAAAGTTAAGAAACTAAAAACCAGACGTGAAGCTACTAGCAGAGATAAGCAGCTTGCTAATTGGTTTATAAATATGCAAGATTGTAATGGCAAAAGAAAAGCTTGAGTGGAAAGACTCTGACGCGCCAGACGCTAATGGTAAGTTTAAAGATTTAAACTGTAGTGACTTAGCTAGCTGGTTAATTAAAAGTCGTAAAGGAAATAAAAAGAAAATTGTTGGTAGTTTAAATCAGCAAATAGCTTTTAATAAAAAGAAAAATCCTAGCTACGCTAAAAAAATGGCGTGTGCTAGAAACAAGGCAATGAAAAAACTAGACAAATGAGAAAGTTAAACGAAAGTCCCTTAGCACATTGCTACGCTAGTGTGCTACACAACCCAGAGACTAATAAGATGAGGCAAAGAGTTTCAGCTTATGGTGTTGGTACTGGCAACGATAAAGCTTTATCTAATGCAGCTGAGCTTAGGTCACCGCTGAATAAAAAATCTAAAGTAAAAGGTGGAGGCACTAAGAAAGTTTGCTTGCCTGCTTCAAAGGTAAGATCAATGAGTAAAGCTGAAAAAGATAAAGTAGTTAGAGCTAAAAGATCTGCAGCTAAAAAAGGAGATTATAAACGCTCTAGTAAATCAAACGTAAAAGGTGCTCGTAAGAAAGGAGCTACATTACGTGATTGGTTTGAAAGTGAAAATTGGATTAACGTTGCAACAGGAAAGCCATGCGGAGATTAATAGATAAATTACAAGCAGCTTGGAATAGTTTATTATACAGGCTTATGTTTAAGAAATATAGATAAGGAACAAAAATAAACTGGGCGTACCATACCCAAAAGTTCCTGTAACCGAAGGGGATCTCATAGCGAGGTCCCCTTCTTTTTTACAGTTATCCGTCGCAAGCAGCACAGTAAGGATCCATGGCTTGCTTAGCAATGTCACCACGTAGTACTGATTCAGTGCGCATATAGTACAAGGTCTTGATACCTTTCTTCCAAGCATCCATGTGAACCTGGTTGATCCACTTAGGTGTAGCCTCTGAAGGAAACGCTAGGTTTAAACTAACTGATTGATCTATATACTGCTGGCGTATACCAGCTTGATTAACAAGCTCTAGTTGATTAATCTCTTTGAAAGTTTTAAACACGTTCTTAACTTTATCAAAGCCTGTAGTTTCTAAATCATCTTGTTCAGATAATACTACTAGCTTTTTATTAACATAGCCATAGTCATCTAATGGTAGGTCTTGTATGCTACCACCATCAGCCATTATCTTATCCCAAGTTTCTTTAGTATTTAACCCGGCTTTTCTTAATACTTTTTCGAGCTCTTTGTTCTTCCTAATGAACGTACCCTTCGCGCTTTGTTCAGTGAAAACATTAGCGGCCCAAGGCTCAATACCAGGACTAACATTACCGGCAAGCTTACTATTAGACACA